ATCGTTTCGAGGCATAGTTAACCCTCCGTAAGTATTGCACTTTTAACAATAATCAATATCTGATAAGAGGCAAAAGTGCATGAAAATTTGTGCAAAGATACAATAATCACATATTTTAGATTTTACTATTGACAATCAAAAATATGTGATTTATGCTTAACTTGTCCCTCAGGTGAGAACGAGAGGGAGGTGAGAAGATGGTAGACCTTCGCGTGTGTCTGGCGCAGGACATCGCTGACTTTGCCCGTCGTGTGCTGGCTGGCAATGGCACCCCACAGGAAGTGGCGGCGCTGCCCAGCCTGCTGATGTGGCACAGCGGTGTCAATCCTCCGGCAGAAGATCCTGAAGCGCAGTCTTGAGGCTGGGCGTATGGCTGCGTTGTTCAGGCGGATTCTATCGGGATCCATGTTCTTCCCTGTCTGTTGTTGTTTGAGGGTTTTCACTGGGTCTTGCGCAGGTTGTATCCCCCTCGGGAAAACGGGTGTGTAGCTGTTTACTGACATGAACACTATACCACCCTTTTTTCCGGCGCGCAAGGTGAAATTTCACGAATGGAGGTGAAGCAAGTGCGGATCAAGGAGTACCGAGAGCGCACCGGCATGACGCAGGAGGCGCTGGCGGACAAGCTGAACGTCGACCGGTCTGTGATCAGCTACTGGGAGCGAGGCAAGGCGACGCCCTGCAAGAAGCACCGCGCCATGCTGTGTGCGATCTTGCAGTGCACGGAAATGGAGCTGATGAGCGACGCCGCCCACTAAAGTCAGCATAGCGGAGAAAGGAGGAGTTGTCCATGGCAAGGGACGGCGGAAACATCTACCAGACCGCCCGGAAAGCGGCGGGTCTGACGCAGGAGGCCGCGGCGGAGCGGCTGGCGGTCAGCGACACCAGCATCCGCGCCTACGAGTCCGGAGAGCGGCTGCCGGGCGACGACATCGTGGCGCGGATGTGCGCGGTGTACAACGTACAATACTTAGGCTTGCAGCACTTGCAGCTGAAGACGGCGCTGCTGCCGGACTGCGTACAGGAGGCGCGGCCGGAGCCGCTGCCGGTGGCGGTGATCAAGTTGGTGCGGCGGGTGATGCGCTTCGCGGAGGCGCACCGCAGCGACCAGCTGATGGAGATCGCCGAAGACGGCGTCATCAGTGACGGCGAGCGGGCGCTTTTTGAGGAGATCACCTGCGAGCTGGGGGATATCGTGCAGGCCGCGTTGGCCTTGCAGTACGCAGAGGAGGTGCAGTGATGCCCCGGACGATTTTGAGCGCGAAGACAGACGCCGCCAGGGACATGGCGGTCCGCATCAAGGCGCAGGCCTACGCCCTGCACGGCGGTCTGGACGGCATGGCGCGGGCGGCGGGCATGAGCCGCAGCACCATCTATGCCCGGATCAAGGACCTGCCCAGCTGCTCCGGCAAGGAGATCGCGGCCATCGCCAAGGCGGCGCGCATCCCCAAGGACGAGCTGTTCGCGGTCTGGGCAAGGGCGTGCTGAGGAGGTGGAGTGCGTGACAACATGGTATTGCCTGGATCTGAAATACCCGGGCCTGTACCTCCGGCCGGGCGAGATGGTGGTGGTGCGGCTGGGCTCCCTGAGTTTCCGGGAGGCCACCTACCGCGTGGGGTATTTTGCGACGGACCCTCTGGAGCCGGGCGCCCGGAAGCTTTGGTTTTACCGGAGCGGCGGCGGCATTGAGGATCCCGCCCGCTGGAAGAAGTATTACACCGATATCCGTTTCACGCCGCTGGATACGCCGGAGGGAGGTGTGATCTGTGGATAGCTGGGCAATGGCGGTGCAGTACATCTGCGCGGCAGCCGGTGCGGCGGCCGTCGTCCGATGGGTGGACGGCTGCGGGAAGGCACAAAAAAAGAACCGCCCTCTGGGTGGAGCCAGAAGGCGGTTCGGTGAGTTGAAGCGCACGCGCTTCGTACGAGCAAGATGATTATACCAGAGCCGGGAGGCTTTTTCAAGGGGGTAAGGACTGCCATGAACAAAAAATTTGAACAGCCCGCCTATTGGGGCGTCATCCCCGCCCCCGTGCGGTACGACGACCGCCTCCCTGCCAACGCGAAGCTGCTGTATGGCGAGATCTCCGCGCTGTGCGACCGGAAGGGCTTCTGCTGGGCGAAGAACGACTACTTCGCGGAGCTGTACGGATGGTCGGCGGACACGGTGACGCGGCTGGTCCGGAAGCTCCGGGACGCGGGCTATCTGACGGTGGAGATGGTGCCTACGGCCACCGGCAGCGAGCGGCGGATTTTTGCCGGTGTTTGCACAAGGGGTGTCGGCAAAAATGCCGAGACCCCTCTCGGCAAAAAAGTCGGGGGGGTGTCGGCAAAAAAGTCGACCCCCCACAATATAAGAACAGATAATTATAATATAACCCCCATACCCCCATTGGGGGAAGGTGTGCAAAAGCGTGTGCACAAGGGTGTGCCGCGGGAGCAGCCGGACTGGAAGCCGGAGCGCTTCGCGGGGATGTGGAACTACTATCCGGCCAAGGGACGGCGGAATAAGCAGCGGGCCATGGACGCCTGGGACAAGCTGAAACCGGACGACGCACTGATCGCCCGGATCGGGCGGGCGTTGGAGAAGCTGCTGGCCACGGAGGAGTGGCAGCGCGGCATTGGCATCCCCCACGTGGCCACGTTCCTGAACGGGCAGCGGTGGAAGGACGCCGACGAGCTGGACGCGCCCTCCCCTGCCGTGCCGGCATCCACCCGTGTGCAGGAGAGGAAGGGTGACTACGAGATATGACAACGGACAGTCCGATCCAGTCCCAGCGGCTGGCGACGGCGCAGGCCGCCGTGCTGGGCGCGATGCTGATCGACGCGGACTGCATTGCCGATGTGCTGGCGGATACGTCGGAGACTATGTTCGTGTCGTCAGTCTACCGCACGGTGTACGGCTGCATCCGGCAGCTGTTTCAGGAGGCGCAGCCGGTCGACCCCGTGACGGTGGGCGCGGCGCTGAAGGAGCGCGCCGGGCAGGACTACGGCGAGCTGTTGGTGCAGCTGATGGACGTGACGCCCACCAGCGCCAACGTGGGCTCCTACGTGGAGATCCTCAAACGGGAGAGCATCGTGTGGCGGCTGCGGAGCATCGGCGCGGCGCTGGCGGAGACGGAAGATCTTCCGGCGGCGGAAAAGCTGATGGAGAAGGCCAACGCCGCCATGAGCTTGAAGTCCGGCGTGGAGGTCTGGGACATGACCCAGATGTGGGAGAACTTTTCCGCCCGCCATGGGGATACGGAGAAGCCGGAGTACATCCGCTGGGGCTATGACTTTATCGACGAGCGGGTATACACCACCCGGGGCGACTACTGCGTTATCGGCGGATACCCCAGCGCCGGAAAGACGTGTCTGGCGCTGGGCATGGCCATGAAGATGGCGGAGCGGTACCGTGTGGGCTTTTTCTCCTTTGAGACGGACAAAGCTAAGCTGGCCGACCGCATCATGTCCGCCAGGGCCATGATCGACCTGAGCGACATCAAGCAAAACAAGCTGGGCGAAAAGGAGTGGGAGGAGCTGGCCTACGCGGCGTCCAGCCTGAGCAGGACGGGCCTGCAGATCATGCAGTGCAGCGGCTTCACCGTGGCAGACATCCAGTCCGTAGCACTGTCTCGGCACTATGACGTGGTGTTCATCGACTACCTGCAGCTCATCGAGGCGGACGGACGGAGGGGCTGGAGCCGTCCGGAGGAGGTCAGCTCCATCAGCCGCGGCTTGCAGCGGATGAGCCACGAGCACGGCATCACGGCGGTGGTGCTGTCCCAGCTGACGCCTGACGCCGGGCGGAAGAAAACCGAGGCGCCCACCATGTACGACCTGCGCGAGAGCCGGCAGATCGCTATGGATGCGGATGTGATCTTCCTGCTGTATCTGGAGGATCCGGAGGACCGCTCCGGGGCGCGCGTCCTGAAATGCGACAAAAACAAGGACGGACAGGCGGGCTGGTACAAGGTGATGCAGTTTCAGGGCCGCATCCAGAGCTTCCGTCCCATGCCGAAGCCGGTGGCGAAGGCGGCGCCGCTTCCGGCGCAGGTCAGCTTTCACGAAATTCAAGAGGACGGCGACGTGCCGTTCTGAGAGGAGAGCCTATGCAGAAAGGCGACGAGGTTACATACGTTCCCTTTGTGCTGCGATACGCAAAGGACACGGAGCTGCGGGCGCCCAGCGTGACGGCACCCGTGGTCTGGGTGCATCCGGAGGGCCGCTTTGCGGTGGTGGAGCGCAGCACAGGGCGGTACAGGTATCGGGAATGCATCCCGTGCAGAAAAACGAAAAAGTGAGGTACGAGCAATGAAAACCATAGCGATCATGAACTTGAAGGGCGGCGTGGGAAAAACGGTCACGGCCATCAATCTGGCGGACGCCCTGCGGCGTGCCGGCAGACGGGTGGTGCTGGTGGACTGCGACGGGCAGATGAGCCTGACGCGGTTCTACTTCCCGGATCTCGACCCGGACAACGCCGCCACGGTGGCGGATGTGCTGGAGGGCGAGGCAGAGCCCGTGTGGAGCGACAGCACCATCCCCGTGGACGCCGGCGGCCTTGTGCAGCTGCTGCCGGCATCCAGCGCCCTGTACGGGCTGGATGTGCGGGCGCTGAAAAGCAGCATCCACAGCATCAGCTCTCTGCGGGACTTCCGTGACGCGGCGGCGGTCGACGGCATGGACTACATGATCTTCGACTGCCCTCCCGGCTTCACGGCGGCGAGCTGTGCGGCGCTGATGGCGGCGGACGAGGTGGTCGTCCCCATGGTGGTGGATGGCTTCTCCGTCTGGGGCGTCAGCGACATGGCGGCGCAGATCAACAGCATGCGGGCTGCCAATCCCGCCATCAGAGTGGCCGGCGTCCTGATCTGTCAGTGGCACAATAGCGAAGTGGTGCGGCAGGGTGAGGCGCTGCTGCGAGGCCTGAGCCTGCCGGTGTTCACGTCGGTGATCCGGCGGACAGAGAAGGTACCGGAGAGCACGTTCTCCCGGCAGCCGGTCATGGACTATAGCCCCCGCAGCGCGGGGGCGGCCGACTACCGCGCATGGGTGTGGGAGTACCTGACGGAGGGAGGTGCGGACCGTGGCGAAGTTTGACATGGGTGAGTTTGCCAAGACTCTGGCACAGCCGGTGTCCGAGTCGGGCACCGGGCGGGAGCAGATCGAGTACATCGATGTGGATCTGCTGGACAGCGACCCCGGAAACTTCTACGAGCTCCGCGACTTGGACGGTCTGGCGGACAACATCGCCACCATCGGCTTGCAGCAGCCCATCCGGGTGCGCGCCGGCGAAGGCGGCCATGTGGTGATCGTCTCCGGACACCGGCGCGCAGCGGCCATCCGAAAGCTGGTGGCAGAGGGACGGACAGATCTGCGGGAGGTGCCGTGCATCCGGGAGGCGGACGATGCGTCTCCGGCGCTGCGGGAGCTGCGTCTGATCTACGCCAACAGCAGCACCCGTGCGCTGAGCTCCTCCGAGATCTCTCAGCAGGTGGAAAAGGTCCGCGATCTGTTGTACCAGCTGAAGGAGGAAGGCTATGAGTTCCCCGGCCGGATGAGAGATCATGTGGCCGAGGCCTGCAAAATCAGCAAGAGCAAGCTGGCGCGGCTGGATGTTATTCGAAAGAGCTTGGCGCCGGACATCCGGAAATCCTACTGGGACGGCCCACGGAGTAAGAGCTTGAGCGAGGATGCGGCCTACACCCTCGCCCGTCTTCCGGTGGACGTGCAGCGTCAGGTGGTTGATGCATACCGCGGTCAGGCCCAGGGCGACAGCGGCCTGAAATATCTCTACGCAAGCACGGTGGAGGCTGTGACTAAGTCCGTGAGCAAGGTTAACGGTAGCCCGGCGAAGTGCCCCGATGGCGCGCTGTGCTCACACAAGGATGCGCAGGTCGCCCATGCCATCAAGGTGAAGGTCAAGAGCCGCTGGTCAGGCTGCGGGTGTGAGTATGGCTGCTGCGCGAAGTGCAGCTCGCTGCAAAGCTGCAAAGATGTGTGTCCGAATTTGATTGGCAAGCAAAAGGAGCTGAAGGCCGCCGCCAAGGCAGAGCGGCAGCGGGAGGCGGCTGAAAAAGAAGCGCGGCAGCGGCCGGACATAGAGCGCGTCGGCGCCATCTGGCAGAGGTTCGGCACCCTGCGCGAACGGGCAGGCCTGACGCCGAAGCAGTATTTTGAGAAAATCGGCTGTCCATGGAGCAGCCTCTCCGGAAGAGCGGAGTCGCTTGAGGCCGGCCGCGAGGAGATCGGGCCAAATGAGGGTCTGCCGTTTGGCTATAGCATCTCCCTGTCCGATGTCAACAGCTGGTCAGCGGCGGCGGACGCGCTGGGCTGCAGCGTGGACTACCTTATGATGCGCACCGACGAGCCGCGCATGGCAGACGGGATGGACGCCCTTCCGCAGGTCTGTGCCGGGCAAGTCGCACTTGCCGCGTGGATGCCCGGCGGCACAACGCCGACAGAGCCGTGTGACGTAGTGGCGGAATTCGACCTGAGCGGCGACGGCGAGCTGACATCCCGCTCGCTCTGCCGGTGGGATGGTGAGGCGTTCCGGTTCGGGAAAAGCGGAGACAAGATTGAGGTACGTGTCGTCCGGTGGCTGGCGCTGCCGGAGGTGGAAAAGGAGGACAGGAACGATGATTAACGTGAAGATTGACAAGGGCGTAAGAACCATAACGTTTGCCGGAAGTGGGATGGAGGTTGCCGCTGAAATCTGTGCGATGGTTCAAGGGCTGTATGAGCAGCTGTACCACCGCGCCGGCCCTGCGATAGCGAAGGGCTACAAGGAAGTTATGCTGGATGTGCTGGCCCGAGAGGATTCTCCTGTGTGGGATGTGGATCTGGACAAGAACGCGGGGTATTCTTTCTTCCTGGAAGGCGATGCGGCGGCAGCTATGACGGAGCGCTTGAGACGCTCTGAGGGGGCGGCAGTATGACGAGAGTTGACCTGACCAGGGCGCAGTGCATCGAGCTGGCGAACTACCTGCGAGGCGTCCTGAATAACGGCATGGGCGCAGGCAGCTTTGACAAGATCGAGATGCTGGTGCTGGCCCGTCGCGCCCTGATGACCGCTGAGGAGCTGCCGGAGGTGCCCGGCGTTACCGCCCGCGCCCCAGCCACACGGAGGCAGCAGCCGGAAGACGCCTCGGCGGCCGGCTCTCCGGCCTCGGAGGCGGCGCAGCTGAAGCGCGACACGCTGGAGCGCCTGACGGCCTACCGGCAGAAGGATGGCCTGAACAGTCTGGCGCCGCTGGCGGCGGCCTGCGGCAAGGTGGATGGAAAGGTGATCAGCGCGGAGCTGCTGGCGCGGATGCTGAACCGGGAGCGCTTCTCGGTGGCGATCTGGCGGGAGGTGGCTGCCGCGTTGGACAAGATGGAGCGGAAGAAAGGAGCGGGTGCAGATGGTAAAGACGACTGATCTGGTGGCTGATCTGAGAGTGTGTCTGCGCGGCGAATGTTCGACCTGCGGTCACGAGTGCGGTAACGCTGATTGCTTGGACCACATCATGGAGGACGCCGCCGACAAGATCGAGGAGCTGGTAGACCGCTGCGCCCGGTACGCCGAGGAGATCGCGGTGCTGCGGGAGAAGGTGAATGCATGATCGTTGTGCGAGTATACTTGAAGTCTGGGCAGCACTTTGATGTCTGTGCAGAGGGCGTCGAATGTAAGTATAACGGGTTGACGGGCGCGCTCACATCTTTCAACTACACTGGTGCCGTATCGGGAATCCCGGTATATCTCAACATCGGGGAGGTTGAAGCCGTTGTGCAGCTGAAGGCTGGCGGAGATGACGCAGGATGAGTAAGGCTGTACTTATCAGCATCCGGCCCAAGTGGTGCGAGAAGATCGTCAACGGCGAAAAGACCATTGAGGTGCGAAAGACCCGCCCGAAGCTGGAGACGCCATTCAAGGTGTACATCTACTGCACACTGCCGAAGTACCCGCACGAGGACTTTATTGCAACGGATTATCCAAAGCCGCAGTTTTATGGCGGAGGTAAAGTCATTGGCGAGTTTATCTGCGACGCAATTCCCCGTGTGAACATCTGCGGATTCTGGGGTGATAGTGGGAAGCAGCTCGACAACCGGCTCAAAGAAACATGTTTGACCTCAGAGAAGTTATGCAACTATCTTGGCGAAAAGGTCGGCTATGGCTGGCATATCTCCGACCTGAAAATCTACGACGCGCCGCGCGAGCTGGGCGAGCTTCGGCGGGCATGCCCAAACAGCTTCTACTGCGAGAGCTGCGCTATGTACCGAGAAAACGACGGCACCTGCGGCAACGAGAGCCTGCGCCTCAAACGTCCACCCCAGAGCTGGTGCTACGTGGAGGAAATGTGATGGAACGACTGACGAAGAAAATTGACGGTGGCACTGTATTCCCAGAGGGGCTTGTCGGTGTGACATTGACTCCGGATAATCCCATCATGTGCAAAATGCTCCTGCGCCTCGCCACCTACGAGGACAGCGGGTGTGCGCCGGAGGAAATCGACATGGATCACGAAGCCGCAGAGACGCTTCGCCAACTGTGCCAAGGCTGCGATCTTGACCGGTTGGAGAAACTGGCCGAGGCCGACAAGGACGAGCGCGTGGTGGTGCTGCCGTGCAAGATAGGCGATAAATTATACAGAGTGTTTGCCGGAGAAATCTTCGAGCACCGAGTTGGGAGCATGAAATACTTCGCAATACAGGGACGGTGGGACATTGAAACGTACCCATTCTGCCCATGCGTGGAAAGTTCCATAGGAGAAACGATTTTTTTGACCCGCGAGGAGGCGGAGAAGGCGTTGGAGGCGATGAGAGAGGAGGAAGTGACGTGATAGAGAAGAGCAACCTGGTCTGTCCATGGCTCCCGTCTACTTTGGTGAGTGATGACGGCGGACGCGTGATGGCGTTTGCGGACTGTTACGGAAAGCAATGTCCATATTGGGGAGTTGTCGACATGGTGCGCGGCGCCGACAGCAAGTCTCGATCCGTTTGGGGATGCCGCCGCGTGAACGAGGCGCTTCGTGATGAGTGACCGCGAGTTGATCGCCGCGCTGCGGCGGCTGAAGGTGGAGACCGGGAGCCTTGCGTGCATGGGCTGCGGCTATGAGCATAACTGCGGCATCCATGGGTGCGCAATTCTGCGAAAAACGATCGCATGGCTGGAGCAGACGCTGTCGGAGGGCAGGCCCAGCAGCGTCATGGAGTACCGGGATGAGCGCTAAAGTGAACCCGCGGCGGATACCTCGGACAGAGGCCGACGTGGCGGCCGCCTATACGAAGGGCGTCACCGAGGGCCTGAACCGCGGCATCGAGCTGATGCTGTATGTGCTGATCGACAAGCACGACGCGCCGATGGAGGACGTGCAGCAGCTGGCTGCGGAGCTGAACCACGCCGCTGAGTGCGTGGCGGAGGGGTACGTCACCTGGGCCAGCGTGCGGCGCATACTGAAAGAATACAACGTGGAGGTGGAGTTGGTATGATGGGCATTATGGAGTCTGCCGAAGTCCTGAGGGCGTATCTGGATGAGTCTGCCGCGTGCGTCCCGCCTAAGGTCTACGGAGCCATATCCACGGCAGTGCTCGTGATGGATGCTGTGGGCAAAACGATCGATGCGGCGCAGTGTGTCATGGCTGACAGCTTGCAAACGGTTTGCGTGGAGGCTCAAGATGGACGGTGAAGGACGCTGGATCTGTATCCGGCAGCGGGCAGGCCCGCTGGTGAAGGAGCAGCGCGCTATACGTCCGCGGCTCAGTCAGTACGACAGCCCGTATGAGCGGGCGGAGAAAAATAAAATCCTCCGCCCGCCGCGGGACTCCGGCGTCTGCCGGACGCGCATGGATCGCTTGGAGCTATTGCTGGCGCTTTTCGGCTTTGATGGGTGGAGCTACACGCTGACTTTTGACGAGGCGCATTTGCCACCCAGCTTTGCAGAGGTCCGATTATGCTGGCGCCGATTGCTTTACCAGATGAAGAAGTGGCATGACGGCGTGACGCCTGACTATGTCTACCTCATCGAGGGGCGCCATGGGGATCATCGGTATCACATGCACCTTACGGTGCGATACAATGACTTCCCTCCCATGATCATGGAAGATCTCTGGAAGCAGGGGTATATCATCTCGTCGCAGCCCCTGCTGCTGGGTGCGTTTGACAGCTATCGGCGCACTGCCAGATACTACTGCAAGGAGCGCAGCGACGGCATTGTCATTCCGATCGATGCCAGGACGTGGGTAGCGTCGCGCAGTCTTGCGCGGCAGTTGCCGCCGCCTGAATACTTCCGGTCCGATTCTGGCCGCATTGAGATCCCGGACGATTGCCGTGTGTGCGGTCGGTATACGGTGGATAACGGGTTTGGCCACTATCAGTATGGCTGGTACGTCGAACAGGATCCTCTCCATCCGACTGTGATAGACGGGAAGCGTATGCCGCATCAAGGCGGTTTTGGTATGTACTAAATAGTAAATGTAACTTGTGATATAGTTGAATAAATCACGAAAAGGAGGAAAACCCCTTGCGTATCACATCCGAATACGGTACAATATTCCCAAGGAGCGATGGGTGGTTGACCTGTCCCAGGTGCAACCGCAATCGACACTTCCTGCGGGTGCTGCCCGGCACATCCGCCACGGAGCTGCCTGTGTACTGCCGGGACTGTAAAACGGAGATCATCCTGCATATCGAGCAAGAGGCCGGAGCGTTGAACGCCGGAGCCCATGATTAGACACCACACGTTGGTGCTGCGTCATGGTCTCCGGCGTTTTTGTTTTGCCGCGAGGTGATAGCCGCGAGCCGGAACGCCGGAGACGAAGACGGGAGGAACGCATGGGAATTTCAGCAAGCAGGCTCGCGGAGCTGCGCGGGCTTCTCGAGGCCGGGTCGGAGCATGAGTTCTACTCATGGCCGGAGTGGCGGCGGCTACGCCGGGAGGTGCTGACGGTCGATAACTGCGAGTGCCAGGAGTGCAAGCGGCGCGGCGTGTACTCCAAGGCCAGTATCGTCCATCACGTCAGGCATTTGAGAGATCGTCCCGACCTGGCACTGTCTGTCTACGATGGCGACTGCCGGCAGCTGGAGGCCGTCTGTAAGCGTTGTCACGAGGAGCTGCATCCGGATAGCCGGCGGCAATACGCGCCGTCTGCGCCGCCTCTGACGCCGGAGCGGTGGGATTGACGCCCCCCCCGAAAAAAACGCCCCTCGCGTCCTTGTTGCTACTCTCGGGGGTCCAAGACATTCCAGCGATTTCCGCGTCTGCGCGGTGCCGCGCAGCGCGTGGGCGCGAGAATCGCCGGGCAATTCCAGAATAAACTGCGGTTTTGCGGGGCGGGCAGCCACGGAGTACTCTTCTCCTTTTTCCTCGGTTCGGGCGGCTCGTCCGCCCGTCCCGCAAAGCCGCAGAAGAATGCCTCAGGCTGGTCAGCCGAAGGCCTGCGCTGGATGCGCGGGGTATTGACGTAGGCTGGCTGGCCTGAGGCGGGCGCGGTGTCCGAATCGGGCACAGGAGGTGACATTATGCGAATCGAAAACAGACGGCTGGATGACCTGACGCCGTATCGCGCCAACGCCAAGAAGCATGACGCTGTGCAGGTGCAGAATGTGGCGGAGAGCATTCGGCAGTTCGGCTTTGTACAGCCGGTCGTGGTAGACCGGGACGGCGTGATCGTCATTGGTCACTGCCGCGCCCTGGCGGCGGAGAAGCTGGGCATGGTTGAGGTGCCCTGCGTCTGTGTCGATGATTTGACGCCGGAGCAGGTGAACGCCCTGCGCCTTGTGGACAACAAGACCAACGAAAGTCCGTGGGATCTTGACCTGCTGGCCGCCGAGCTGCCGGAGCTGGATCTGTCAGCGTTTGATTTCGAGTGGGGCGAGTTGCCCGGCGCGGGATTTGACATCGGCTCCCCCGCTGCCTGTGCTGCCGCTGTTTCTGAAAATCCTTTAAGCGACGAAGACCCCGACTACCAGTCCTTTGTGGAGAAATTCATGCCAAAGAAAACGACAGACGACTGCTACACGCCGGAGAATGTCTACGCGGTGGTTAAAGATTGGGCCGTTGATCGTTATGGCTTATCTGGCGCGGAGGTGCTGCGCCCGTTCTATCCGGGTGGCGATTATAGGGCGGTGACCTATGACGAGAATGCCGTTGTTATAGATAACCCGCCCTTCTCAATCATCTCCGAGATCTGCGACTGGTACATGCAGAATGGCGTCCGATTCTTTTTGTTTGCCCCGGCTCTTACGCTTCTGGGCATTGGTCGGGGAAGCCTGAACTATGTTGCCTGCGGAGCCCCTGTCGTGTTTGAAAACGGCGCAAATATAAGCATCTCCTTCGTGACGAACATGGGAAACTTCGCGGTGGAATCCGCTCCTGATCTTCGAGGACTCCTTAAGGCTGCAAACGACGAAAACTTGAGAGCAGCCCGAAAGGACCTCCCTGTGTATTCCTATCCGGCGTACGTCTTGACCGGCACAATGGTGCAATACTTTTCTTCGCATGGTGTGGATTTCAGAGTTCCCCGCGCCCACCTGTCATTTATTCGGTCTTTGGATTCTCAGCGCGAGAAAGGCAAGGGTCTCTTTGGTTCTGGCTTCTTGATTTCGGAGAAGGCAGCGGCAGAGAAAGCGGCGGCAGAGAAAGCGGCGGCAGAGAAAGCGGCGGCAGAGAAAGCGGCGGCAGAGAAAGCGGCGGCAGAGAAGTGGCAGCTCTCTGATCGGGAGAAGGCCATCATTGCTTCTCTTGGCTGAAGGGAGGAGGTGCTTTAAGTTGCCCCAGTTTAGAGAATTTGACCGAAAGCAATTTGAGAGCCTGTGCGGTATGCAGTGCTCCGTGGAGGAGCTGTGCGGTTGGTTTGGCTGTGATGAGGCAGCTCTGAACGCTTGGTGCATGGACACCTACGGCGAGGACTTCCGGAGCGCGTTTGATCGGCTGGCTATGATGGGGTGCATCGTTCTGCGCCGCGACCAGTTCGCCGCAGCGAAGAAGAATGTGTCCATGGCGCGGCATCTGGAGGCGCAGCGGGCGGGTCACGACGCACCCCCGCAGAAGCGGAAGAACTACCGCCTGACGGACGCCTATAAGGAGCTCCGGCAGTCGATGCTGCAGAACTTAATTGAAAGGGATCTCGACGGTGATGTGTACCGGGACAAGGTGCAGGAGTATATGGACTTCTGGGTGCGGCGTCAGGAGCTGCGGGACGACATCGCCCGGCGCGGGCTGACCGTCACGGACGACCGCGGGCGACTGATGGAAAACCGCAGCGTGTCGCTTGAGATCCAGGTCTCTCGCCAGATGCTGGCGATCTTCACCACGCTTGGCTTTAAGGAGGACGCTCTGGCGGCAGCCGCCCGGGGCGATGACGACGATGAGCTGTGAGATCCCCGCGGAGATCCTGCGCTATATCGAGATCGTCGAGTCCAATAATCCCCGCGCCTGTCCTGAGCAGCACGCGCTGGTGGCGATGATCCGCCGCGTGTTCGACACGGAGGACATCTACGTGGACACGGAGCAGCTGCGCAGGTATCTGAGCTTGCTGCGCTACTTCCCCTACGAGCGGTTGTTCCCTTGGGAGGAGTTTCTCCTCGCGTTGTGGGACTGCACCTATCGCGCCGACGGGCGGCCGCGGTGGAAGAAGCTGCTCTGCATGGTGGGGCGCGGTGCAGGCAAGGACGGCTTTATCGCCTTCGACGGCGCGTGTTCCATCTCCCCTTACAACCCCGTGAAGAAGTACAACGTAGACGTGTGCGCCAACAACGAGGAGCAGGCGGTGACGCCGGTGAAGGATCTCTCGGACGTGCTGGAGTCCCCCAGGTGGGAGGCAAAGCTCAACCGGCACTACTATCACACCAAGGAGATGGTGCAGGGTCGGAAGAACAGGGGCGTGATGAAGGGCCGCACCAACAACCCCAAGGGGCGGGACGGTATGCGCTCCGGCAAAATCGTCTTCAACGAAGTCCACGCCTTTGAGAACTATAAAAACTACAAGGTTTTTCTCACCGGCCTGGGAAAGGTCGGGCAGCCGCGCATCGGGATGTTTACGTCGAACGGCGAGGTGTCCGATGGCCCCCTGGACGATTTCTTGGCCCAGGGTAGGCGGATCCTCTTCGAGAACGAGGCGGAACCGGAGGGTGGCTATCTCCCGTTCATCTGCTGCCTTGAGAATCGGGAGCAGGTCCACGACCCGGAGAACTGGCACATGGCCAACCCATCCCTGGCGTACTCCCCGACCCTGCAGCAGGAAATCGCGGACGAGTATTCCGACTGGCTGGTCAACCCGGAGCAGAACGGGGACTTCTTGACAAAGCGGATGGGCATCCGCGCTGGGCAGTCGGAAATCAGCGTGACGGATTATGCCAAGGTCAAGGCGACCAACCGGCCGCTGCCGGATCTCCGCGGGAAGTCCTGCGTGGCCGGTATTGACTACGCGGAGATCAACGACTGGGCGAGCGTCAATCTGCACTTCCGCATCGGAGCGCAGCGCTTCGACATCAACCATTCGTGGGTCTGCCTGCAGAGCCGGTCGCTCTCCCGCATCGTCGCCCCGTGGCGAGCTTGGGCGGAGGCAGGGAAGCTGACGGTGGTGGACGATGTGAGCATCGACCCCAACCTCCTGGCGGACTACCTGAAGGAGATGGGTTTAAAGTACAACATCGTCAAGCTGGCAATGGATCACTTCCGCTGGACGCTGGTGAGCGACGCCATGCGGCGCATCGGCTTTGACGCCAGAGACAAGAACCGCGTGAAGCTGGTTCGACCCAGCGACATCATGCAGGTCGACCCGGTGATTCAGGAATGTTTTGACCGCGACCTGTTCACATGGGGTGACAACCCGCCCCTGCGCTGGGGAGTGAACAATACCAAGAGAGTGCGCAGCGGCCAACGTGCCGGTACGAATACAGGAAATTTTTACTACGCCAAGATCGAACCGAAGAGCCGGAAGACGGACCCGTTCATGGCTCTGGTGGCATCTATGACCGAGGAGGCGGTGCTTGGCACCGGCGATCCGGTGAAGCTGCCGCCCATCGGCGCGATCCGGCTATAGGAGGTGGGCAATGGCACTTAATTTTTGGAAGTGGCTCGCCGGAGGTAAGGCTCGTTCTCCCACCACGGTGGAGATCACGTGCCGCGATCTTCTGGCAGCGGCGCAGGAATTCCAGCTGCGGGACACTTGCTTCTGGATCTGCGCGAACATGATCGCCAACGCCGTCGGGCGTTGTGAGTTCCGGACATTCCGGGATGGGAAAGAAGTTCGGGAGCGCGAACACTATCTCTGGAACGTGGAGCCGAACGTGAACCAGAACTCCACGGCGTTCCTGCACAAGCTGGTGGCAAAGCTGCTGGTGGACAATGAGGCACTGGTCATCGGTACCCGGCAGCGGGAGGGTTATGACACGTTGGTCGTAGCGGACAGCTATATGACCGGCGGCATCTATCCCAGCAAGCAGAATGAGTACACAAGCGTGCAGGTGGGCGATGTGTCCTACGAGAAGACCTTCCGCGAGCGGGAAGTCCTGCATCTCACGCTGAACCACGTGAACATCAAGCCGGTGCTGGATGGCCTGTACGGCTCCTACGTGCGGCTCATCAATGCCGCCATGCGGCGGTATGCGTGGGACAAGGGGCAGCACTGGAAAGTGCACGTGAATCAGCTGGCCTCCGGCGCGGATGACTTCACGCAGAAGTTCTCGCAGATGATCGAGGAGCAGGTGAAAACCTTCCTCGACTCTGATGGAGCAGTCTTGCCGGAGTTTGAGGGTTACGCCTACACAAACGAGGGCGGGAAGGCTGCCGTAGAGCTGTCGGACATCCAGAGCCAGATGAAGGACATCTTAGCGTTCACGGCGAAGGCGTTCCAGATCCCGGCGGTTCTGGTGGATGGCAGCATTCAGGGCACGGAGGACGCGCAGGGCAGGTTTCTGACCGGCTGCATCGACCCCATCTGCGACCAGCTGCAGGAGGAGATCAACCGCAAGCGATACGGCTACGACCGGATCCAGCGCGGCGACTATCTCCGCATTGACACCAGCAGCATCCGCCACTTCGATATGTTTGCCAACGCGGCGAACGTGGAAAAGCTCGTCGGCTCCGGCGTGTTCTCCATCAACGAGGTCTTGCGGGCGGCGGGTCTTCCCGCCATCTCGGAGGATTGGGCGGACAAGCACTATCTCACAAAAAATATTGCAACGCTGGGTTCGGAGGCCTCTGTGCTCGGCGGTGCGGAAGGAGGAAACGCATGAGGAAACCCCTTTGGGAAATCAAGCAGGCCGCGGAGGGCGTCCTGCAGCTCTACATCTACGGTGACGTAGAAGGCGAGGAGTTCGATTGGGAGAGCTGGCGGTACGTCCAGAGCGACAACAGTGCGGAGCACTTCCGCGAGGAGCTGGCGAAGCATCCCGACGTGTCGCGCATCGAGATCTACATCAACAGCTATGGCGGCAGCGTCTTTGAAGGAACGGCGATCTACAATCAGCTGAAGCGCCACCCGGCGCGAAAGGTGGTGCACGTGGACGGCTTTGCCTGTTCCATCGCCTCCGTGATCGCCATGGCGGGCGACGAGGTGATCATGCCGCGCAACACCCTGATGATGATCCACAACATGTGGATGTGTGCCTGCGGCAATGCCGCGGAGCTGCGGAAGGCGGCGGACGATCTGGATGTCATCAATACTGCGGGGCGGCAGGCGTATCTGCAGAAGGCCGGCGACAAGCTGACGGAGGACCGTCTGGCGGAGATGATGGATGCGGAAACGTGGCTGACCGCTGAGCAGTGCGTTGAGCTCGGTCTCGCGGATCGTCTTGCTGATGCCGACGCCAACATGAGTGGCGCGTCCACCATCTTGCAGAAGATCAACGCCGGTATGGAGCAGCATCTCCAGTATCGGAAGTGGCTGGCGGCGCAGCTCCGCGACCTGGCAGCGGCACCCTCGGTGCCTGCGCCCAACAAGGAACCACAGGGCAGCGGAAGCCCTAAAAAAATCAACAAAGTTCTCGGACTGTTTTCTTGAGAATCGAAAGGAGAAAAAGAATGAACAACAATGACATTCGCACCCGTGAGGAACTGCGGCAGGCTCTCCAGCAGGCTGCCGTCTCCGGCGACACCGGCGCGTTCTCTTCCGTTCTGGACGAGATGATGCAGCGCATCGGTCTGGACATCCAGGCCGAGTACGAGCAGCGGTTTGATGACCTGCGGCAGGAAGTCGATTCCCGCATCCTCGCCCAGCGCGGCGTCCACCAGCTGACCAGCGAGGAGCGCAGCTACTACCAGAAGCTGTCTGCGGCTATGCGCTCTACCGACCCCCGGCAGGCCGTCACCGGCATGGATGAGGCGCTGCCCACCACCGTCATTAACTCCGTTTTTGACGAGCTGCAGACGGCGCATCCCCTGCTGAGCCGCATCAACTTCCGCGCCACCGGCGGCGCCGTCGAGATCATGGTGAACACCAATGGATACGAGGAAGCCGTATGGGGAGACCTTTGCGACGACATCGTCAAGGAGCTGACGGCGGGCATTAAGAAGATCCCCACCACGCTGATGAAACTGTCCGCGTTCCTGTCTGTCTGCAAGGCAATGCTGGAGCTTGGCCCGGAGTGGCTGGACAACTTCGTCCGCCAGACTCTGTATGAGGCACTGAGTAATGGCTCGGAGGCTGGCTACGTCGCCGGCGACGGCAACAAGAAGCCTATTGGCATGATCCGTCAGGTGGGCGCCGGCGTCACTGTCACCGGCGGTGCGTACCCCGAGAAGCCTGCCATCAAGGTAGACGACCTGTCTCCCCACACCGTTGGGAATCTGCTGTCCATTATGGCGGCTGACCCCAACGGCAAGCCTCGCCGTGTTCGCGATGTGATCCTGCTGGTCAATCCCCAGGACTATCTGCAGAAGGTCATGCCCGCCACCACGCTGATGGCACCGGACGGCACCTACCGGAACGACGTCCTGCCCTATCCCATGGACATCATCCAGACCCACGCACTGCCCCGCGGCAAGGCTGTCATCGGACTCGCCTATCGCTACCTGGCGATGGCAGGCACCTCCCCCGAGGGCCGCATCGAGTACAGCGACCACTACCGCTTCCTGGAGGACGAGCGCGTCTATCTGATCAAGGCTCACGCCAACGGTATGCCGCTGGACAACAACGCCTTTCTGGTGCTGGACATCTCCGGTCTGACGCCCGCCACCTACAAGGTGACGCAGGTGGATCCTCCCGCAGCGTCTACCGACGCCACGCTGACCGCTCTGACCGTGGGCAATCTGGCTCTGACACCCGCGTTTGCCTCCGGCACGCTGACCTACACCGCGACCGCCACCAACGCGTCTGATGTGGTGACTGCTGTGCCCGGCAACGCTGCGGCTGCCATGAAGCTGACCGTGAACGGCGCCGAGATCGACAACGGCACCGCCGCCACGTGGAAGACCGGCAGCAACACCCTGCAGGTCGTTGTGACTGCCGCTGACGGCACCACCACCAAGACCTACAAGGTCACCGTCACCAAGTCTTAACGGTGGCGGGCGCGGTGAGCGCCGCGCTGCTGTCGTCCGTCAAGCTCGCCTGCAACATCACCTGGAGCGATGAGGCTACGGACGCCAAGGTGTCCGCCCTCATCGCCTCAGGGGAGGCGTACATTGACGGGAAGCTCGGCGCGGCTGGTGACTATGAGAACCCCGGGGAGCCGTTGACGCTGTTGAAGGAGTATGTCCGTTACGGCTTAAGCGACGCGCTGGATGTATTCGAGGCGAACTATCTGAACCGGCTGCTGGCCATGCAGAACGACAGGCAGGTGAAGAGCTATGCGGAAACTACCGTTTCGCCCTGAGGACCGGCAAATCACGCAGCCCTACCGGGACGGCGTGGTCAAGATTTACACCATAACGGATGCCGCCCAGCCCGGATACCAGCCCAAGCCTACGCCCACGCTGGTGGAAACGCTGTTTTACGCGGAGCGGCGCGTCGGCCTGCAGCGGTATTACAGCGGCAAGCAGGCGCAGGTGCAGGTGGAGCGCGTGATCCGGACACAGACGAGGCCAACGGTGAGTCCCCAGTGCATCGCCGTCACGGAGGACGGCGCGCAGTACGGCATCGAGCTGGTGCAGCAGCTGCAGGACGTCTACCCGCCGTCCATGGATTTGACGCTCATCCGGATCGCGCAGAAGTACGAGGTGCCCAATGAGTAAAAAGCGAAATGTGCCCGAATCGGGCACCGACAGGACGCCCCTGTGGGCGCAGCGGATCATCGCGGCTCACCTGGCCGTCACGGATGCCGTCAGCCACGGCGGGCGCATCCAGTCCGACCGCTACTTCGTCTGGCAGGAGGACGGCGCCAATGACTTCGAGGCCGGCGGCGTCCACGCCGAGAAAGCGGTCACCGGCTCTACGGACCTGTTCACGAAACAAGAGTTCGACCCTTGGCGGGATGAGCTGGAGGCCGCCTTCGGCGCAGCGGAGATCGTCTGGAGCCTGAACAGCTGCCAGTTCGAGGAAGAAACCGGCTTCTGGCACTACGAGTGGGACTGGGAGGTGTTCGCCTGATGGCACGGTTCGAGTTCTCCGGCATCGACAACTACATCTCGCAGCTAAACAAGCTGCAGCAGTCCACCAAGGACGGCGTGGTGGGCAAGACAGTCTATGCCGGCGCCGAGGTCGTGGCTGATTCGGTGCGGCGCGCGATACAGGCTCTTCCTGTGGGCGACGGCCGCGCTCAGGGCGGCGGCCTGGTTGACACCGTCACCCTGCCGCAGAAGGCGGGGCTTCTGGACGGCTTTGGCATCAGCCGTATGAAGGATGATGACGGGTTTGTCAACGTCAAACTTGGCTTCGATGGGTACAACTCCACCCGGACGGAAAAGTACCCGCGGGGGCAGCCCAACGCTTTGATCGCCAGATCTGTCAACAGCGGCACTACCTTCCGGAAAAAGACGAAGTTTGTGGACAAGGCTGTGAACTCCGCCAAGAAGGCGGCGGAAACGGCAATGGACGCGGCGTGCAGCCGCGAAATTGAAAAAATCATGAAATAGGAGGTGCTGCTATGAGCGCAGCAGGAAAGGTCTGTACGGGCTTCAGCAAGCCCTACGTGGCTAAGTATTCCAACACTGGCGGCGCGGTCACCTACAGCGGCGTCATGCAGCTGGCGCGCGGCGTCAGCGTGTCGCTGTCCCTGAACACCACGGATGACAACACGTTCCACGCCGACAATGTCGCCGCTGAGACGGCGCCCGCCACCTTCACCGGCGGCACCGCCACTCTGACCGTGGACGGCCTGCTGGAGGCCGCGGAGAAGTTTGTTCTGGGCCTGCCGGAGGCCACCAACGTGGAGGCCGGCGGCTCGCAGGTGCCTGTGTCGCACTACGGCGACGGCATGGAGATCCCCTACGTGGGCATCGGCTTCGTGGTGCGCTATCAGAGCGCCGGCGTCATTACCTACGCACCCGTGGTGCTGACCAAGGCCCGCTTCCAGCAGCCCGGCCTGGACGCCGCCACGCAGGAGGAGTCCATCGACTGGCAGACGCAGGAGCTGACCGCCGACCTGATGCGGGACGACACCACCAGCCACGACTGGAAGCTGGTTGGCGCGGATCAGTCCACCGAGGCGGCCGCCGAGGAAGTGCTGAAGGCCATCCTGGGCGGCGCCGCGTGAGGTGGCGGCCATGCAGGTACACGGTAGAGAAGTAGGATTCCGCTTCACAGTGGGCGCCTCCGCCAAAATTTCCGACCTCTGCCCGGACGGCGATATCACCCGTCTGGGGGAGGTGCTGGAGGGCCAGTATGGGCAGGTCACCCGCGACACGGCAGCCATTATGGCGGCTTTGAGCGAAGGGTACGAGCAGGCGCGCTCCTTCGAGGCGCCCGGCCATAAGCCTGACCCTCTGACTGTTGACGAACTGTTTTCGCTGCGTCCCAGCGAGTTTAACGCTTTGCAGCAGGCGGCGCTGGCGGCCTGGACAGAGGACAGCAAGCCCACCGTGGAGGTGGAGCCCGAAAAAAAAGAGGGCGGCGAGGATCGGGCGTCCAGCTGAACCTTGCCTGGCTCCTGTTTTACGGGCGGAAGCTGAATATGCAGAGGCAGGAGATCATGTGTACACGCTACGGTGAAATGCTGGACATGATCGCCTGCCTCGCCATCTATCACGGGGCCAAGCCCAAGAAAAAACAGAAACACTGGACATTTGATGAAGCGATGAAAGTGAGGTGATCCTATGGCGGTGAATATCGGCCCCAAGATCGGCGTAGACGGAGAACGGGAATACCGGAACCAGATCAATCAGATCATTCAGCAGTCCAAGACGCTGGAGAGCCAGATGAAGCTGGTGGCGTCCTCCTTTACCACCGCCACCACGGCGGAGGAGAAGAATGCCAAGACCGCCTCTGTGCTGTCCAAGCAGATCGACGTGCAGCGGGAGCGGGTGAAGTTGCTGGCGGAGCAGACCGGCAAGGCCGCCGCCAAGTACGGGGAGAGTGACGCCAAGACACAGAAGTGGCAGCAGGCGCTGAACGAGGCGCAGGCTGTGCTAAACAAAATGCAGGGCGACCTCCGGGCAACTACCGCGGATCTGCGGAGTATGGACGATGAGATGGACGACGGCTCCAAGAAGGCGCTGTCCTTCGGGGACGTTCTGAGGGCCAATCTGGCATCCGATGTCATCGTCTCCGGCATCAAGGCCATGGCGTCGGCCATCAAGGAGGCCGGCGCAGCGCTCGTCGATTTGGGTAAGCAGTCTATTCAGGGCTTCGCCCAGCAGGAGCAACTCATCGGCGGCGTAGACACGCTGTTTAAGGAAAGCTCCGCGCAGGTGCAGCAGTATGCCAACGACGCCTACAAAACTGCCGGCTTGAGCGCGAACCAGTATATGGAGACGGTGACCAGCTTCTCCGCATCCCTGCTGCAGTCTCTGGGCGGCGACACGGCCGCGGCGGCTCAGAAGGCCGACCAGGCTATCACGGACATGTCCGACAATGCCAACAAGATGGGCACGGACATGACCAGCATCCAGAACGCCTATCAGGGATTCGCAAAGCAGAACTATACCATGCTGGACAACCTGAAGCTGGGTTATGGCGGCACGAAGCAGGAGATGGAGCGGCTGCTCGCAGACGCCGAGAAGTTCTCCGGAATCAAGTACGACATTTCCAGCTATGCCGACATCGTGGACGCCATCCACGTGGTGCAGACGGAAATGGGCATCACCGGCACTACCGCCAAGGAGGCGGCTACGACCATCCAGGGCAGCGCCAACGCCATGAAGTCGGCGTGGAGCAACCTTATCACCGGCATGAGCAACGAGAATCTGGATCTGGACAAGCTGGTGCAGAATGTGGTGGACAGCGTGGGCACCTACGCCGACAACCTACTGCCGCGCCTGCAAACTATGCTGCCGCGCTTTGCGGATGGCATGACGCAGCTTGTGAATGGGCTGGTGCCCTATGTGGGCCCTGCCATGGAGATGCTCCTCCCCGCCCTTGTGCAAGGCGTGGGAGGCCTTGTTTCCGGCATCGTGCAGGCCCTGCCGGCGGCGGTGCAGGCGATAGCCGCGGTCGTGCCGATGCTGGTCGAGCAGATCACGATACTGCTCCCGCAGATCCTGAACGCCGGCATTGATATCATTGCCGCCCTTGCATCGGGCATCGGAGAAAACCTCCCGGCGCTGATCCCCGCGGCGGTTGACGCCATCATCACCGTGGCCGAGGGTCTGGTGGACCACGTGGATGAGATCATCATCGCGGCGGGATCTCTTATTGCAGGCTTGACGCAGGGCCTGATCGAGGCGCTGCCTCGGCTGGTGGTGCGGCTGCCGGAGATCATCGGCGCCATTGTCAAGGGCCTCCTGTCCGGGATGTCTGCTATTGGTGAGGTCGGCGTGCAGCTGGTACGCGGTCTCTGGGAGGGCGTCTCGAGCTCTGCGACATGGCTCTGGAATAAGCTCTCGGGATGGTGTGACGATATCTTGGGATGGGTGCTGCATCTCTTCGGAATCAATTCGCCCTCGAAGGTTTTTGCCGATGAAGTCGGAAAATTTATCCCTCCCGGCATCACGCTGGGCGTAGAGCAGGCCATGCCGAGGGCTATGCGCGACATGGGCGAGGAGCTGTCCGCTCTGTCGGCGCTGCCCATGCCCGGCGGTGGAACCACCACCAACCTGGGCGGCGTGAACATCGTCGTCTACGGTGCGCAGGGGCAGGATGTCAGCGAGCTGGCCGACATCGTCATGGCGCGGATGCAGAACGCCGTGGAGCGCAGAGAGGCGGTGTTTGCATGATCTTCTGGGCGGGAGTATCGTCTGATGACGTCCACGTTGTCGTTGAGCGCTATCCGGATGTGGAGCTTCCTGCGCGAAAGCTGGACACGCAGGCCGTCCCCGGGCGAAACGGCGACCTGCTGTTTCGCCAGGACGCCTACCAAAATTACGTGCAGGCGTACAGCATCTACATCAGCGCAGAGCGGATGCGTCTCCCCCGCGCTATGCGCGCGGTGGCTGATTGGCTCTGCGGCCCGCGTGGGTACCAGACGCTGGAGGACAGCTACGACGTAGAGACCTACCGCAGGGCCTATTTTGCCGGCCCGCTGGACGTGGAGAGCGTCATGCACCGGTTTGGCCGCGCGACGATCGAGTTTAACTGCCAGCCGCAGCGGTTTCTCCGCATCGGAGATACGCCGGTGCAAGCCGTGCAGGGGGAGGTTTTGCGAAACCCCACCGCGTTTACGGCTCTGCCGACGATCACTGTCACCGGAACAGGGTCCGGTACCCTGACGGTAGGAGATGTCACTGTCAACATCAACAGCATGCCTCGCGGCGCTGTTGTGCTCGATTCGGGCACGCAGAACGCCTCCTACGGGGCATTTAACCTGAACCATACTATCTCCGCGCCGGAGTTTCCCACGCTGCCGGCCGGGGAAAGTGTCGTCCGCTGGACGGGCGGCATTTCAAGCGTGGAGATCATCCCGAGGTGGTGGACGCTATGAAACCGATTCTGTATGACGCCGACCGCACAAGCTTCCCGACGGGCGTTGACAATGGGCTGGGCGTCCTCGCAGACGCTATGTCCTGCAAAGTGACGCAGGAGCTGAACGGTCAGTACGAACTGGAGCTGCACTATCCGGTGGAAGGAATCCACTATGGAGAGATCGCGCTGCGCTCCATTCTCCGGGCTACCGTTGGCCCAGACGGCAAGATGCAGTCCTTTAGGGTGTATCGCATCGTGCCGGGCATGAACGGCACAGCGGCCATCTACGCGCGGCACATCGCCTATGATCTCGGCGGCTATGTGGTGTCTCCATTTACGGCAGTGGATGCGCCATCCGCTGTGGCGGCTATTAAAAGCCACGCGATGCCGACGAGCTTTCCCTTTGCGCTGACGACCGACAAAACCACCGTGGCCACCATGGCCGTGACGGTTCCCTCCAGCGCGTGGGGACTGCTGGGCGGTCAGCAGGGCAGTCTGCTGGATGTGTACGGCGGCGAGTACGAGTTTGACGAGTGGGCGGTGCGGCTGCTGACGCGGCGCGGAGCGGACCGCGGTGTTTCGGTGCGGTACGGGAAAAACCTCACCGATTTGACGCAAGACGCCAGCTGCGCCAACTGTTACACAGGCGTGGTGCCATACTGGCGGGGCAACGATATCACTGTCACGGCCGCGCCTGTGTACGCAGATGGTGACTTTGGGTACACGCGGCTTATGCCGCTGGATCTGTCCTCCAGCTTCGAGCAGCAGCCAACGCAGGCGCAGCTGCAGGCCGCAGCTGCCTCCTACATCAAGCAGAATCGCCTCGGCGTTCCCGCGGTGAGCTGGGATGTGAAGTTGGCGCTGCTGGCGCAGTCCTCCGGGTATGAGGATGTGGCGTTTCTGGAGCAGATCTATCTGGGCGATACCGTAGGCGTCTACTTCCACCGTCTGGGTGTGGATGCCAAGGCCCGGGTAAACAAGATCGTCTGGGACTGCCTGCTGGAGCGCTACGACAGCGTAGCTCTTGGCAGTGTGAAGGCCAACATCGCGGCCACTATTGCCGGTCAGCAAAAGGAGATCGACGCTAAGCCGTCCGCCTCTCTGGTCGAGAAGATCTCCGCCAGCCTGACAGCTGCCCTCCTGGGGGCGAATGGCGGTTCTGTCCGTCTGCTGGACACCAACGGCGACGGCGAGCCGGATGAGCTCTATATCGCCGATGATCCAGATCCCACCAAGGCTAAGAAGGTCTGGCGCTTTAACTACGAGGGCTGGGCCGCCAGCAGCACCGGCTACAATGGCCCATACACAATGGGCGCTACCATTGCCGGTGGCATTCAGGCTTGGATGATCACGGCTGCCAACCTGGTGGCCGGCACCATTGCCAGCGAGCAGGGGAATTTTCTGATCAATCTGGACGGCGGGACCATTGACACCAGCGCCACCGGCGCGACCTACAAAAACTCCGATTACTCGCAAGCGGATCTGGAGCGTTGTGCTCAAATCACAGTCGGCATGGTTGAGCCGACGCTATCTGATTATGAGAAGCTGGATGTCAACGGCAACGGACGCATTACCATCGGTGATACCGTGCAGATCCAGCAGATCATCGGTGGAGCACGGACAGTGAACTTCACCACGCGGTGGCGGCTGCGCATCGATCCTGCCGACGGAAACAACCTCCTGAAGATCTATCGTGTCTACCACAACAACATCACCGGTGCGGACACTGAAAACATCGTCTTGTCTGCTGGCTTTGCAAATGTAAAAGCAAACTCCGTTGAGGCTGTAAATTTGGTTGCACAAGAAGCAGTCGAGGCGGAAAGCGCGAGCTTTAGCGCGCTGAAAGTCGGCGGGAAGGACTACCAGCCGTTTGAGAGGAAGGAAATTGGCTATGTTGTCTGCTGTACTGGCGGGAGCAATAATCAGGCGACCTGCTTCATTCCCGCAGGAACCGCCGGAGCCTTTCAGTGTGCATCGAACGACTGGTACTGCGCCTTCTCTTTTGATGGCAATGGAGGGGCATCAAAAACAGGAGGAACGGGGACTGTCGATTCAGTGATGGCAGTTTACAACGGATAAGGGAGGGATTTCTTTGAATATTAAACACTCGATCGGGCTGAACTTGTCCGCTGATGCAATTCCGCCTCGCCTGCACATGGTGCAGGGCGATGCCAATTCCCGCACAATTGTAGCAACGCTGTGGGACGGTGCACAGCTTTACAGTATTCCAGCTGGGGCGGCCGTTATGGTTCGATTTAGAAAACCGGACGGCACTGGCGGCCTGTATGACGCGACGGAGAGCGGCAGCAAGGTCTCCTACGCCGGCAGCATTGTAACGGCTCCGGTGGCCACCCAGATGCTGGCTGTGGCGGGGGACGTATTCGCGGAGATCGACATCTTCGCGAGCGGCTCCGGGGCAGCGGCTGAGCGGTTGGCTACGTTCCGCTTTATTGTCGAGGTGGCGCCCTGCGTGCTCCCCGACGCGGAGATCATCTCCAGCGACTACTACAACGTCCTCGCTACCGACATCGCAGCTGCGAAGGCCGCCGCGGATCTGGCTAAGGATTACGCGGCAGCTGCCAAGCAGAGCGCGGATAGCGCTGCGGTATCAGTCGAGGGCGCCGTCAAGTACAACACAGCTCAAACGCTGACCGACGCGCAGAAGCAGCAGGCACGGGAGAACATCGGCGCACCTGCACCATATAACCCCAAGCTGCTGGATAACTGGTATTGGGGCAATCCCGTGAATCAGCGGGGGCAGACGAGCTACACGGGCACCGATTTTGCCACATACTCCATCGACAGATGGCTATGCCACGGTTCGATGCACCTGAGCAATGGTGAGATTGAAGTATCAAGAGAAGGGTCTCCGTATGGATATGGGTATTTTCTGCAAAAGTTGGGATTTAGTATTGACGGAAAAACAGTCGCAGCCTCTGTCTTAACTTCCGATGGTGTGCTCCGCTGGGGAACCCTCGTTGCGACAAGCGAAGAGCAAACTGTTCCGGGAACTAATGACGGTTTGTCTTCGTTAAAAGTCTCATCCAGCTCGTTCAAATTCTCCATCGGCTCGACCGACAACGTTTACAAGATCATCGCCGTTGGTCTCGAACTCGGCTTCCAGCAGACGCTGGCCCATCAGGAGAACGGCGTGTGGGTGCTGAACGAGATACCGAAGTTCGGGGATCAGCTGGCGGAGTGCCAGAGGTACTATATGGAGGGAGACGCCATCGCGGTATACAGCAACGATGGAGCTTGGGCCGTCCCGCTTCGCATTTCGATGCGAACCGCGCCGTCTGTAAAATATAGCAATGCGCAGAGCTATCAGATTGGGACTGAGATGACGGTTAACTCGTACTTTATTTCTCGATCTACACTGCTTCCGGGTTTTTCAGCGGAGCGAGTCGACAGCGGAGACGCCTGCGCCCTTGTGCATTATAGTGCGTCCGCTGATCTGTAAAGGAGGTGACCGGATGGAAGCATGGACGAATGTTGGCGTGCCGCTGATCGTGGCGCTGCTAACCTCCACCGCCCTGTGGGGCGTGGTGAGCAAGGTGATCCTCAAGCGGATGGAGCTGACGGCCAAGCGCAGCAAGGCAGACGAGGCGCAGCGGAAGATGCTGGTGGGGCTGGCCCACGACCGCATCATCCACCTCGGCATGGTGTACATTGAGCGGGGCTACGTCACGCAGGACGAGTACGAGAATTTGCAGGTGTATCTCTACGAGCCGTATGAGGAGATGGGCGGCAACGGCAGCGCACGGCGCGTCATGGAGGAAGTGCGGAAGCTGCCCATACGGTGAAACAAAGTGGAGGCGCGAGAATGGACCGTTTGACAGGCATTAAAAAAAGGCTCCTGGCGACGACGCCCGGAGACTGGGGAGTGGTAGAACAAAACGATGACGGTGACTGGATCGTGAGCGGCGCGGATGGCACCTACATCGCGCAGACCAGCTATGACGGGCTCAGCGTTACCACGAGGGAAACTTGCAGATGTGATGCTGAATTTATCGCTCACGCAAAGGAAGATATTGCGTTCTTGTTGGAGAAATTAGAAGTATATTTTGAGGAATAACTTCGGCTTGACGTAATAAAACATGAACAGGCCGACAGGCCGGAAAGGAAAGAGAGTATGAAGCTGAACAACAAGGTATACGACATTATGAAATGGCTGGTCATCATCGTTATGCCCGCCGTGGCCACGCTGTACGCGGCGCTGGCGGCGGTGTGGGCGTGGCCCTACGCAGACGAGGTGGTGACCACCATCACCGCCGTGGACACGTTCCTCGGCGCGGTGCTGTGCATCTCCACGGCGCAGTATCACAAGGAGGCGAAGAACAATGGCTAAGAGGGTGTATCTGTCCCCCAGCGACCAGCGGCGGAACACCTACGCGGTGGGCGATACCACCGAGGCCATCCAGTGCGGGCGCATTGCCGAGGCTTGCAAGGTTGCTCTGGAGCGTTCCGGTGTGGAGGTGATGCTGGGGCAGTACGACACGATGGCAAACCGCGTAGCGGCGTCCAACCGCTTTGGAGCTGATCTGCACGTCCCCATCCATTCCAACGCCTGCAACGGTAAGGCCAGTGGTACGCATCTGTTCTGTTACAGCGGCGACCGGGACAGCGCCGGGTACGAGGCGTGTCAGGCCGTGATGAACGTGCTTGGCCCGATTACGCCGGGTGCGCCGGACGTGATCCGGGCCTATCCCGCACTGTACGAGGTGAGGTACCCTGCTGCTACGACGGTGTATATCGAGACGGACTTCCACGATGTCCCCAGTGTTGCACAGTGGATCATTGACAACACCACTCTGATCGGCGAGACCATCGCCAAGGGCCTGTGCGCGGCGCTGGGCGTACCCTTTGTGGAGAGCGAAAACGTGCCGGTGCCGGTGCCTGCGGAGAAGGACACGACGCTGCCCATGCAGGTACGGATGCTCAAGCGCGGCATGGCGGGCGCAGATGTGAAGACCCTGCAAGCGGCGCTGATCGCCTACGGGTTCTCCTGCGGTGCGGCCGGTGCGGATGGCGATTTCGGCAGCGGCACGGAGACGGCGCTGAAGAAGTTCCAGACCAAGTACGGCCTCGGCGCGGACGGCATCGCAGGGAAGGGCACATGGGGCAAGCTGCTGGGGGAGTAAGACAAAAAGATATCCCGCACCGAAAAGGTGCGGGATATCTTTTGCCTTAAATTTTAATTTTCTTCTTGACATACCACGCATTGCGTGGTAATATATAGATAGATCAAGAAAGGGTAGCCGCACAGCGGCAGAAGGGGAAACATTATGAAAAAGACTTTTTATTCCGTCACCTACGCAGTATGGGGATCCAGCTTCTGCCGGGAGGCGTGGTTTGACAGCAAGGCCGCGGCGGACGCCTTTGCCGCCCACGATTACCGGGACGACCCGGTGGCCCACACCTACAGCAAGGCGGACAGCATCCGCGCCGCCGAGGATCGCGTGGCCGCTACGGCCGCAGAGCTGATCGCCTGATAGCAGTACCGCTTCTGGCGGGGTTGAGCGCATCAGCCCCACCCCATGAAAAATTTTGAAAAGGAGGAGCATAACATGAACGCACAGGAATTGATTTTGCGGTACAAGATTGCCCTGAAGATCGACGAACACGGCCAGCCCACCGGAAACCTGGTTGTATACCGCGCCGACAAAGCGGCTCTTGCCGCTATCAAAGCCGCAAAGCCGGAGATCGTGTCCATGCTGCTGGAGCAGCGCGAAGCCGGTATCCGCGCAGAGCAGGAACGACAGAAGAAAATCGCCGCCATCCCCGGCCTGCGGGAGATCGAAGCCGCCCGTGCCGATCTGGTAAATTGGAAACTGGAATTTGACGCCAGTTTTGACAGCGAGAACGGCGGCGGCGTGGGTGTCCGTCCCAAGCCGAAGTATGACATGGATGCCATGTACGCCCAGTACCCCTGCGCCAAGGCGTATTTGGACGCGCAGGAGTTCGCGGCGTCCGAAAACGACGCAAAATCCGCAGCTGGCATGAAGGCGCTGGAGGCCATCATCAACGGCGACAACTACGAGCAGGCAATCGCCGCCATGAACAGCGCGTGGGCGTCACACTGCGAACGGAATATTTGGGACTAAAAGGGGGCTACGTCATGGCAAACATGGAGATCAACACCCACGGCAGAAAAGTCAACATGGAGACATTGTCCGAAGCGTCCGAATATACCAGGGGCCTCGGCTCCCGCACGGGGGAGTACATGGAGATTTTTTACGACAAGTCCACCGGCGAGGTATGGGGAAAGTATCACTGGGACCGCGAGGAATGGACGGTCTACCACGATGATGATGTTATCAAGGTCGGCATCACCAATCGCTTCGCGTCTAAGCAGCGTATCGCGGACATGATTGCCAGAACCTTGACAGAGGAAGAAATCTGTGAGCGCGAGAACGCCGCATATTTGGCGGGAGGAACATGGTCATGATGGTACTTGACATTTCCTGCGCAGCGTGATAAACTATTTTTGTCGGATGCAAGAGGCGCTTGCATCTGGTGCGGCGCGATCCCGCCGCCGTGGATTGAAATAGTGAGAAGGACAAACACTTCAAGCGCAGGGAAAGCACCGGAAACCGGTGCTTTCCCTTTTTTACAATTTTGATTATGAAAGGATACTAAAAATGACAGACAAACTGTTTTTTTCCTTGTTCAGCGCAGCGCTTTCTTCGTCCGACCGAGACGCTTTCGTCTCCGACTGGTCGCTGTCCTCCGTCTGGGGCGATGCGCCGGACGCAGACATCCCAGCAGACCGCATCGACCTGCTGGCGCGTCTCTGGTACGCCGCCCACCTGACGATCCGCGACATCCGGCAGCACACCGGCTTATCCCAGGCGGCCTTTGCCACTCGGTACTGTATCCCCACCCGCACGCTGGAGGACTGGGAGCGCGGCGTGAGGAGCTGCCCAGACTACCTACGACTCCTGCTGGCGCAGGCAACTGGAGCATATCAGCGGCCGTGGGGATAGCCCGTTGTCATTTCGTTGTCAAAAGCTGTTTTTATCGAGCGCAAAACCGTCCGCAAGGCTGGACGGTTTTTGTGCTGGCTCGGACGCACGGCGAGCCGCAAAGCCTTGTGAATAAAGACAAAACCGCCTGATCGTTGCAATCAGGCGGTTTCTGGTTTTGGAGCAGGGTACGGGAGTCGAACCCGTTGAAAAAGCCGGTATACGTGGCTTAAATACTCAATTCTCGGAAACTTCCGTTGCCATTTTGTTGTCAAAGTAAGCGTCAATGGACTTGTCGATCTCGACCATTCTGTCGTCCATCGTATAGGCGTAGACCTGCTTGTATACCCAGTCGTCGGACCAGCCGTTTCGCTCCTGCGCGTATTTTGATTCTACACCCAAGCGGACCATGATGGCGGCGTTGGCGTGGCGCAGGTCGTGGAAGCGGCAGCGGGGAATGCCGGCGGCAGCGAGGCCGCGAATAAAGCGATTGTAGAGAGTCTGGCTGGAGACTGGAACGATGTAGCCCTCGCTGCGTCCGGTGGCATCTATCAGCGCCTGAATGTGGGCGGGGACAGAAATCCGGCGATCGCCGGAAAAGGTCTTCGGCGGCTTCACCTCGTCGCCATGTTCGCCGGAGACAATGGCGCGGCAGATGTGCAGCCGGCCTTCGGAGATATCCTCGAATCTGGCGCCGCGGATCTCCGACATGCGCATTCCCATCCACAGCGCCATGAGCACGGGCAGCTCCATGTCCGTGCCGGAGAATGCCGCGATGATCTTGCCGATCTCGGCGTCCTCGATCTTGCGCAGCTCCACTCTCCGCTTCTGTGGAAGGATGATGGAGATCTTCGTGTCTGGCGCAAACTGCTTCAGGACGGAAACAAGAAGTCCTTCGACGTTACGGACATACTTCGGGCTCTTCCCGGCTTTCACCATTTTCCCGATCTCCCGCTGGATCTGCTCGGAGGTGATGGAGGAAGCCGGCAGCTCCATCAGGCTCGGGAAGGATGTCTTCTGGAGGCGCTTGTACTCCGCTGCGGTGGAGGGGGAAATCACGCCGTCCCGAGATTCAATATACTTCCTGTACGCCTCCTTCAAGGTCATGGTCGAGGCGGCTTTTTCGGGCGCCTTCAGGCCGTGCTTGATGGCCATGGCCTCGGCAATGGCCTCCTCCTTGGTCTCGCGGGTGATGGACACATCCTGCCCGTTGACGCGGACGCGGCAGGCCCACGAGCCGCTTGGCAGCTTCCGGGCGGTGGGTGTGTGGGCGGTGTTCTTGCTGCGCTGCTCCCGGACCTGCCGGGTGCCGCACCATTTGCAGTAGACGGAGTCGGCGTCTATCTCGCGGCCGCAGCCCTTGTTCTTGCACTGCATAACATCCCCCCCCCATCATCAAGAAGGGCGGTGCCCGATTCGGACACCGCCCCTGTCTATTCAGCCGACCTTTTCCATGCGGATGGTCATAGTGGTGCCGAGAGCGCCGGCCTCGTAGCTCAGCTGACCATCGGCATAGGTGAACGTCTTCGTGTCGTCGCCGCTGGCCAGAAGTGCGAGGGATGTCTGTTCCTTGTCGTTCTGAGAATCCCAGGAATAAGGTTCATCCGGCGTGGTGGGGGCAACGAATGTGCCCGCCCAGTACAGGCTCTTGGTGTCGCCGTTATCGGAAACCCAGTTGATGATAATCTCGCTGCCGGAAATCGTGGCCGCCTGCCAGGCATCCTCGGAGTTGCTGTTGACCTGCTTCCACTCACCGGTCAGGTCGGGAGGAGTGGCGGGTTCTTTGGTCTGCTCGCCGCCATTGTTGGCGGGCGTGCTGCCGCAGGCGCAGATAGACAGTGCCAAAACGGCAGCCATCAGGAACACGGAAATTTTCTTCATTTTTGACCTCCTTCCGCGACAAATCTGCCGCTTACATATATTTTTTGCAAAAAATTTGCATTTTACTGGACATATTTTGTCGAAGTGATACAATAAAGGTACTATTTTGAGGGGGGCGCGACATGAATGAGTGGGAGGAGGACTTGTTGGCGTTGTTCGACAGTCTGGACGAAGCGGCGCAGGCCGAGGCCCTGGCGGCAGCACTGAAAATCATTAGCGGTGAGATCCTCTGAGAGACGGTGCCCGAATCGGGCACCGTCTTATTTTTCCCGCTCACGCTTTAGCCGGAGCATGAAGGCAAATAATTCATTTCGCTGCTCGGCGGTCATGCTGTCCAGAAGGCGCATAAATTCCTGCCGCACCGGATCCGGCGGCGTCTCCTTTTCCCCCAGCAGGTCGGAGACGGTGCAGCCGAGATACTGCGCCAGCAGCTGCACGCGCGAGATAGACGGAACAACTCCACGCTTGGTCAGATTCGTGAGCATATTCTTTCCTGCGCCGCTGTTTTCACAAGCAACTGTGGGTTTAGTGTTTGCAGCCGCGCAGTACCTTTTAACATTTTCAACAAATAAATCGATGTTCATTCAAACCTCGGTAGG